ATGATACCAGAAGGCAGTACAGTATTTAAAGATACAGATGTTTTAAAGATTAACGTAGAAGAAGGTGTAAGCGATGGCGAATTCAAAAAGTTTTTATTTTTGGCTATGGCTATGTATATCGGTTTGCCTATCCTTTTCTAGTAAAGCTGTAGACTGTTCAACAGATACAGTTGGACTTTGTACACCTACTATTGAAGAAATAATAGATGAAACGATTACAGAAACAATAGAGTATGAAGCAGATGGATATACTGTAACAACGACAACCGATACGACAACAACCACAACAACTGTAACGAATGAAGATTCAGGAAATATTCTTGATGGTGATAATGGCTATGTTAGTTCTACAAAAGAAGGTGATATGGATTCGGACTGGGGAGGCCAAGGGCCTGCTAACATTCCTTCAGGTAATAATTGTTATGGATTAGGTACAGATAAATGTGCACAAATAACAGGAAGCGGTAATAGTACGTCCAGCATGGGTGTTGATGGTATGGGTACAACCTTTATTAATACAGTTGATATATCTTCACTTGATATAGAAAATGGAGGACGAACTAATTACACAATTAAAGTTGATAAACAAGATGCGCAAGATCGTATCTATATGCACATTACAGGTCGTAATGGTAAAACAAACGTATTTAGTGGTACAGACATACTATCAGAATCTGGTGTAGCTAGTGGCTATCAAACATATGAAAGTGGTTTTGATTTTAGTGGTACAATTACAACACTTATAATTGAAGTAGGTGGGCGTGATATCAATATGGCAATCGGACCGCTCTTTGACGATATTACCATAAACGTACTTTACAACGTAATATCTACGATAGTGCAACAATCTATTACAAGTGTAGAAATGTGGGTAGCATATGGTGGTAGTACAGAAACAGAAATTATAGATATTGTAGACAATATTATTGATCATAATGATTTTGTTGAACAACCAACAGGTGAGATAGAAATAGAACCAATACAAGAACCAGATACAGACGTTTCTTATGAAATGGTAGAAATTGAAATGGAGATGGAAATGCCTGTAATGGAAATAGAGATACCAGAAATGGAATTAGAAATGCCAGAAATAGAGATGGCAAGTGTAGAAACAGAAATTGAGATGGAAATGGAGATGGAAATGCCAGAACCAGAGGTAGTGGAACCAGAAGTAGAAACACAACCTGAACCAGAAGTAAATGAACAAGAACCTGAGCCAGAACCAGAAGTTTCTGAGCCAGAACAAGAGGAGGTACAAGATGAACCTGCTGAAGAAAATACTGAAAAACCTAAAGAAGATGTGGCAGAAGAACCAGAGGCGGAAGAAAGCCCATCAGAGGTTACTGAAAATAAAGATAGCGAAGAAGATATGGAAGAAGCAGAGGATAAGGATCAAGACGAGGTAAAAAAAGAAGAAGCTAAAAAAGAAGTTGCTGCTAAAAAAATATTAAAGAAGATGGGTGATAAGGGTAGATATGATTCAGCAAATCAGTTAAAAACATTAATTGTAATGCAGGTATTAGGAAACTCTAAATCTTTCTTTGATAGTCAACAAAGTCTTAATGACATAGAAGGATTTTTTACAGATAATGTAATACCTGATGCTGAATTAACAACTAATAACATAGCTCAATACTTTTTATTTGCAGGAAGCGACGGATTAATGAATGAGATGATAATGCAACAATGGCAACAAATTTCGGAATAGCTATGGCAGAAATGGAATTTGCGGGTTTAAAATTCAAGGGCGGAAAAATATTCGTGGTCCTTACCGCTTTGACAACACTTGGTGGTGGTTTATGGGGAGGTTTTGAATTTTACAAAGACTATCTTGATATGAAATCTCAAATTCAAGAATATGTAGCTCCTGATCTTTCAGAGTTTGATAAAAACATTGCTTTAACTAAAGAAGAAATGAAAAGCAAGACAGATCTTATACAAACAGAAGTTGAAATGATCATGCAAGAAATGGAAATGATGATGTCGGAAATCCGCTTAGTGAGTGATGTAGCAAACGAACTTAAAAACGACCTTCGACAAGATGTAAGAAGAGTTGAGAAAATTGTTAATGATGTAGAACAACAAGTTAAAGAAGATTCTAGAGATAATGCAAAAGATTTAAAAATTACCGTAGATACAATTGAAGATGATATGTCAAAACTAAAATCTGACTTAGAAGAAAAAATGAAAGAATTACAAGAAAGTATAGATAAACAAATAAAATTAACTCTTGCTAATCCTTTATCTCAAATGAAATAATGGCTAAAACAGCTAACAACGAATACTTTACTCCAGTCAAAAAAAGGACTAGTATAGGCTGTTCTTCTAGATCTCGTCCTAAAAACAAATGTAAAAGACGAACTTGGAAGAAATATAATAGACAAGGAAGATAATGCCAACTTATTCTACAACAAAGTCTTTTGACTTACAAATTAATGACATAATTCAAGAAGCCTATGAAAGATGTGGAATTATGGTTCGTGATGGATATGACCTTAAAACAGCAAAAAGATCACTTAATATTTTATTAGCTGAATGGGCTAATAGGGGACTTAATTTATGGACTATACAACAAACTAATAAAGCTTTAACTGCTAATGCTCAATCTGTAACAGGCACAGCTTTATATGGAAATGCAGCTGATGATGCTTCTGCAATTATTGATGTTACAGATGTAGTTATAAATGATGGTACTTATGATTATGCAGCTACTTCCATAAGTAGAGCTACTTATTTTAATATGCCTAATAAATCTACTTCAGGCAGACCTTCACAGTATTATTTTCAAAGAGAAATTAATCCAACTTTATTTTTATATCCAGCAGTTCCTGCTAGTGGAACATACACATTAAAATATTATGCTATGATAAGAATGTTTGATATTGATACTTACAGAGAAAATGCACAAATACCTTTTAGATTTATTCCGTGTATAACCGCAGGACTTGCTTATTATTTAGCACAGAAAAAAGCTCCTGAAAGAATGCAAGCATTAAAATTAATTTATGAAGATGAATGGAAAAGAGCGGCTGACCAAGACGGTTCTAGAACAAGTCTTTTTTTAACTCCACAAGCTTACTTTCCATCGGTAGGTTAATATGGCTAAATTTGCAACAGGTAAAAATGCTTTAGCTATATCTGACAGAAGTGGATTACAATTTCCGTATAGAGAAATGGTTAAAGAATGGACTGGATCGTTAGTTCATTATACAGAATTTGAAGCTAAACAACCACAGTTACAACCGATTAGAATAGCTCCCGATCCACAAGCTTTAAAAGACGCTCGGCCGGCAAGAGTAGAAACTCCTGCAGCTAGATTATTAACAGGTAATCCATTTTTTTCTACAAATGGTTCAGGGACTATTACAGTTATAGAATTTAATCATGGAAGAACAACCGGTGAAACAGTAAGATTTAGAAATTGTGTTGGAGGGTCTGGATTTAGCCAAGCTAAGATAGAAAATTCTAATGGATACACAATAACTGTACCTGGTGGAGATGCAGACTCCTACACATTTAGTGTAACAGGACAAACATCAGATCAAACAAACGTAAGATTTGGAGGTATGCTTTGCACTTCAGGTCCGGTTACTATAGAAGGATAATATGACAACATATTCAGAATTAGTAGATCAAATTAGAGCTTACACAGAAACAGATGCAAATGTTTTAACAACTACTATTGTTAATGATTTTATATCTAATGCTGAGAATAGAATATTTAGAGAAGTAGATTTAGATGCATTTAGATCTTATCAGATTGCTTCATTAACTGCTAACAATGCTTTTGTATCATTACCAGGTACAGGAATAGCAGAATTTGCTCTTATTAGATCAGTTCAAATTTATGGACAAAGTTTAGGTAATTCTCGTAAAAAATTAGAACAAAAAGATGTTACATTTATGAATGAATATTGGCCTGATAGAACTTCTACAGCTACACCTGTGTATTATTCAAATTGGAAAGCAGGGAACATATATCTTGCGCCGACTCCCGATGTCGCATATAATATAGAAGTAGCTTTAAATAAGTTACCAACAGGACTATCGTCTACAAATACGACTACCTGGGTAAGTACAAATGCTCCTAGAACGTTGTTGTATGCGTGTCTCTGCGAGGCCTTTAAATTTCTCAAAGGCCCCTATGACCTACTTGGTCAATATGAACAAGGTTATGCTAATGCATTACAAGACTTGTCTATAGAGCAACAAGGTCGTGGCAGAAGAGATGAATATATGGATGGAGTTTTAAGGACTCCTCTTAAATCGCAACAACCATAAAAGGAGACAAAAATGGCAATATCGCAAGCAGTTTGCAATACTTTTAAAAGGGATCTTTTAAAAGGATTTCATGACTTTGCAAATGGTGGGTCTACATTTAAAATTGCATTATTTACATCAAGTGCAAATTTAGATGCAACTACAGAAGATTATAGTACTACAGCAGAAACTACAAATTCATCTGGTTCAGCATACACGGCAGGTGGGTTAACTCTAACTGGTCAATCAGTTACAGGGGGACCATCAGCCACAACAGCATATGTAGATTTTTCAACTGATCCTCAATGGACATCAGCTAGTTTTACAGCAAGAGGTGCAATGATATACAATACCACTACTGATGGAGGTTCAGGAACAACTGATTCAGTTTGTATTTTAAATTTTGGTTCTGATTTTACAGCAACCAATGGTACATTTAAAGTTCAATTTCCTGCACCAGGCACGAGTACAGCTATACTGAGATTATCGTAGGAGTTTAACATGGCATTGATTATCAATGATCGTGTTAAGGAAACCACGACATCAACAGGTACGGGGACCGTGAATCTTGCAGGA